TCCACTAACTGCTGCAAATAATTTATCTTCAATTACCTCTAACTGCATTTTTTCTGTATTACCAGTTGCAAAATCAACTGTAACAATATAATCGTTGTTAGCCACAGATGTAACTGTACTTAATTCATCTAAATCTACACTTAAACTATGAGTTGTTCCTTCTCCACTAGTAGCAGCACTACTATCAATACCTACTCCGCCAGTTACTGTAGCTACATAATTTCCAGTTGTTTTAGTTCCTAATGCAACTTGATTATCTTGTATCTGTGCTGAACGCACTGCATTATTTGCAATCTGCGCATTGTCAACACCGTCATCTTTAATCGTAACTGCACCAGAACCTGCAACTGCAAAATTAGTACTACTAAAACTCGCTAAACCTTTTACACTTGTTGTTGCTGTTGTACTCACCTTAGCAGAAGTTACTGTTCCGCCGCCATCTGTTTGTTTTCCAATATATAAAGTTTCCCCTGCATTATCCCATGCTAATTCACCATAAGCTAATCCACTTGGAGTAGTACTATTGTTCCACGTATTTCTTTTAATTTTTAACGTATTTGCCATTTTTTATCTCCCTTTAAAATCCACCGCAATCTATTTCGTTATCATCTATCCATTTTTGACTGGATGAGTCATATTTTAATAATGCACTATTTTGTGGCGAAGTTATGTTTGTATCTTGCAATTCAGCTACTGTATCTTCTCCAAAATTGTCAGCATCTGTTATTACCACATCTGTAGTTCCATTGTCAAATTTTAATTTATTGTCATCAAAAAATACTAATTTAGTATATACATCTTTAATTCTATTTGGTTTTGATAATGTTCCACCCATTATGTTGATACTCCTTGATCGTTATATGTTGGAATAGAAACACTAGATACATTGCTATAAGTAGGATTAGAAGCTTTAGTTACATCGCTATAACTAGCATCACTAGGTATAGATACATTGCTGTAAGTTTCATCAGCTACAATATTTACATCAGAATAAGTTTCATCTCCTGGTATTGCAACATTAGAGAAATTTGCATCTAAATTATCTGAAAAAGTTTGAAATAAATCATCCATTCCAGAACCAATAGAGTCAAAGGACTCCAATCCGAAGTTTCCTTTTTTCCATGTATTAGCCATTAATCTCCTATTAAAACTGCAGTTACTGTAGCTTCATGAACTCCATTCTGAAAAGCAGAAGCGTGTACTTTACAACTTGCTAATGCTCCACCAACTAATGGAATACAAACTGATTCACCTACAGATAACGTTGCCATAACTTGTGAACCAAATGTAACAGATACACTAGCTACAGTACCTAACGTACTATCATACTTAACATAAAAAGCTTTTACTCCATTAGCACCTGGTTCAGTACCTGTAGTTGTCGCAGTTCCTTCAAAAGCTACTGCTCCATCTGTTAAAGCAGCTGCAGATGTTTGATCTACAACACCAATATATTTAATTGCTTTAGCATCTGTAAAAGTACTTTCATAAGTACCGCCTTGATTACCAGTGTTTTGTTCTACACCAAAATGACTATATGTTTTACCATCTACTGTTTCTGATGTATCTATTTGCGGTTCTAACGAGTTTTTAATTATTAATTTATTTGCCATGCTTCCTCCTAAAAGCTAGATTGCTTTACGTGTCTGATTCCACTGATTCTTCCACGATTAGCAAACATTTTTCCTTCTTTAATTCCTTTTTCAAATTTTTGTTCAAAGTATGGTGCCATTTGTATCATTTCTGGTTTTTGTTCATACCCTAACTGTACTACTCTATCTACTAAATACTGATGAAATTGTAATGGTATTTCACTTTGTTCTGTCATAGCAGTATTATTATCTAACGTATTAAAATGAGTAGCTTTTTTATAATAAAACAAAGTAACAGTTAATGCACTTGTTAAACTTGTGTATGCATTTTTTCCAGTTCTTGTAGAATCGTATTCTGCTAAACCAATAGAATCTCTTTCTATCCAATAAACTTTATGTTTAGTAATTATATTTTCTGTGTTATGAGCCATTATACTAAATCCCTGTATTGAGGTCTACCCATTAATCTTTTAATTGTTACATGGTTACCGTCTTCATCTTCTAGATCTACAGATTTAATTTCTAATATAGAATCTTTTAAGCCGTAATAACGTTTATTAGCTTCAGTTGTAAATTGTGTAGCTTCATCTAATATTAATGTTCTAGAACAAAATTCATCTGATGCTTGGTTTAATAAATGTATAATTTCATTAACTCCTAAATCTGGATGATGTTTTTTAACTTGGTCTATCATTTGCTGCAACTTCACTTGGCACTCCTCTCGTTAATAAATATGGTGATAGAAAATCTATAAAATCATTTTTAGTTATTTGATATTGTTGAGCAATCCAATTATAATCTTGTACAACTTCTTGCAATTCACTTTGATATTTTTGTACTTCTTCTGTTACTTGTGTAGCGTAAGATTGTATTTCAGAATTATATTTAGATATTTTAGCAGCATTATTTTGTATTGCTGTTTCCATATCTTTAATAGCATTCTGTATTAATCGTTGTGATTTTTCTGCTTGATTTTGTAAAGCCACATTAGTTGCTAACTGAGCAGTAGCTTGTGCTGCACTTAAATCATTTTGTGCTTCTACTATCAATGCCTGTAGATCTCTTTGTGTTTTATCTAGTTCTGCTTGTATGTTAGACTGATAACTTACAGCATCTGATTGAAAATTATTTAATTCATCTTGCATTTGTACACCAAACTGTGAAAGTTCTGTGCTTCTTAATAGCTGAGCTTTTTGTATTTCTCTAGCAATATTAGACTGATGTTCTGATATTGTAGTATTTACTTCTGCCTGATATTTGTTAATTAATGCATTAAATTCTGCTATTTTAAATTCATTGTCTTTAATTGCTGCAGACATATCATTTATAGCATTTTGTATTAGACGTTGTGACTTTTCAGCAAACTCTCTATCTTTTTTAGTAGATGCTATTTGTGCGTCTGCTTGTGCTTCAGCTAAATCTAATTGTGCTGTTTGAACACTAGCTTGTAAATCACGTTGCACTTTATCTAAAGACATTTGATTATCAGCTCTAAATTTTTCTACACTACTATTAAATTCTACTGAATTATTTTGTATATCAGCTTGATAGTCTTGTAATTTTTGTTGTTCTTTTCTTAAAGCAGCGCTTGCTAATTCTATATCTTCAGTTCCTAAGTATGCGTCTACTCCTATATCAGCTGTTGTAAAATCTACACTATTAGTAGGCGTATTATAAACTGGAGTTGGTGCTACATCTGCTTTGTCACCTGAAGTAATTGCAGTACTAAACCCAACAGTTGTAGTTGATATAGTACCTACATCGCTATTAGAAGGCCCAGAATAGGTCACTATGGACAAACCAATGTTAGAGCTAGGTATTGATATGCCTGTTAAATCTAAGGCCGATATATTGCCGATTGTTGATAATGTATAATTTTGCAATTTATCATAGCTTGGCGCAGCTCCTAAACTTATCTTGCTAGAAGCAGTTACGTTTGTAGCATTAGAAACTGTACTTGCTGTTGCTCCCCCGCCTACATCTGCGTTTCCAGGTCCATTGTAAATAATTGAATCTAAAGATGGAGAACTTGGAGGAACTACATCTTGCATAGACAATCCAACTAATGTTGCATTTTTCAAACTTAAAAACTTTCTTAATACTTCACCTGCAGCATACAAAATTACACCTCTATTTAACTCAGGTGGAAAATTAGCTACATCACTTTCACTTAATGCTGTATTTGTTTCAGGTGTAATATGTTTTACTTTTGCAGTTTGATTTGCTGTAGGCTCAGGCAATACGCTTAATATGTTATTAGCTACATAATATTTAGGATCTAACTTCGTAGTATAGTAAATACTATTGGTATCTTCATACTGACCTACAAGTTCTTCTGGTATTTCTGTACAAGATCTTGCTTGTCCGCTTGAATCTGCATCAAGCCTTGTTACACTTGCTATATGCAAAACATTGGTCATAACTAACTGAGGAGAAACATTGTTTAAATTTGCATCCTGAGTTAATCTCATTTTTATTTCAGGATTTTTCATTACAAACTTAGTAACTTGTTTTACACCTTCTCTTAAATACTGAGTAGCTTCAGTAGTAATACTACTAATACTACCAGTTATAGCTTCTATGTCAGTTTGAAAACTCATTATTACTTACCTCTTCTTTTTTTAATAACATCCCATGCACTATGCATACCAGTTTCATTGTACAATCTTTGTCTTGTACCTGCTTTTTTATTTAAACTTAATATTTCTGAATAATTTTGTAGATCATTCAAATTAGGTTTAGTCATCTTTCTCAAAGCCATGAGTTGTTTAGCTGCTCTTGTTGCTACACCCATTATTTCTTAGCCCTTCTTGTCTTAATTCTATTAATAGTATTTTGAATACCCATTCCAACAACAGTAGCTCCTAGCATAGCAGGATTAGCTTTAGCTAATTTCATTCCTTTACCAAAAGCATTAATTGCTCCACCAACAGCAGCTTGTCCAGTTGCTTTTGCACCCATTTGTTTTGCAGTAGATGCTGCAGCTCCAGCTTTTTCAATAAATTTGGTTGCTCCTGCTTGTGCATATCCTAACTGTTTAGTCATATCTGCTTTTACTTTTTTACCATCAAATTTAAAATTCATAATTACCCCTCTGTTAAATGAGGGGGAATATTTCATCCCCCTCGTTATTATTATGCTACAAATTGTAACACAGTGTGTGTTTCTGGTAATGAAATTTCAAGACCTGCTTCTGTAAGAATCATGTCTTTTCTTCCATCAACACCATCGCCTTGGATGTTAGTGATAATTTGAGTATCTCTTGATACGCCATTACCTTCTAACGGTCTGTAAGCAACGTTGTTCAGATCAACCATAATAGCAGTGTTTTCATGCTGATTTCTGAATAGTGGTTCCATAACTAAGTTAATTCCACCATAAATAGTAGAAATTCTAGTTACATTCATACCAAATTCATTCTGTACATTCTGAATATCAAATCCAGAACCACCAGCATAAACTCTTTGACTGTCTACTTGTTGAGCCATCATATTACCTAAGAATGAGTTACCTCCTAATTTATTAAAGAAGGACATAACTTTTCTTGAACACAGAACAAGTTTCTCTCCACTGTTTCCAGATTCTGGTGAGAATACATCTTCCATTGCATCTACGAATGAATCGTAAGTTGCTGAACCGTATGAAAAAGTTTTAACTTTTCCGTATGCTTCTGTATATGGTAAGATACCCCATGTTCTACGTAATGGTCCACTTGCTGTGCTATCGTCAGTACCCATACCGAATAAGAAAGCGTGTTCAAGATCCATCTTATGTTCCATAAGTTTTTCTTGATAAACTCTCATATATTCGTTTGCTACTCCACGATAACGTGTAGCTAACGCTGTACCTGAGAATAATGGAACAAGAGTCTTAAAGATTTGAGTATAACCCTCTCTTGAATAGAACTCATCTTTCCATCCTTCTAAAGTGTCACCATCGTGACCCTCAGCGTATGCTGAACCAACTACTTGACCTTTAACGTTATCATCTAAACGTAAGTGGTCGTCTGCTCCAGGAGCTACTAAGCCCTTAGTTGCAGCATCTGCTCCGTTAGCAGAATGTGTTGGTTTTAATATTGCTTTGATGAATGTACCTGAAATTACTGAATAATCAGCACTTGCGTTATCTACAGCTGTCACCCTGAAATATGCAATAACTGGTTTATCAGAACCATCAGATCCGTCTTCATCCCATTCGCCTTCTATAGCGATTATTTGACCTACAATTAAAAATTCAGGTCTTACACTTGTATCAACTTCTCTACCAAACTGGTCATAAGGTGCATCCAGTCTTAAACCAGTTACAGCCCAGTTTCCTGAACTATAATTAGTTATATCTTTAGCCTGAGCACATTGGAAGTTACGTCTTTGATACTGATGTCTTTGTTCTAAGAACTTAAACACAGGATCGTCTGTAGCTTTCTTACCGACTCTAGCCAGATATGTTAGAAAAGGTGATGTTTGCGGTGCTAATTCAGCAACTCTTTCTCCAAAATTAAAGATTCTTCTTGAATCATTAATAGAGCTAGCGCTTCCGTTTGCACCATCTAAAGTCACACCAGGTGTGATACTATATTGATTAGCCATCTTGCCTCTCTCCTTTTAGGTTTTTAACTAAATGGATTCTTTTTCTTGAAACTTCCAATCATGGAATCCATCATTTGATCTTCTATTTTTCTAGATGACTGCACGTTAGCACTCGGCTGTGTCGTAATAGGTTTAGGGATTGCTAATTTTTCTTTGCGTTGCTTCATCACTTCTAATTGCAAATCTGCTGTAGATGTAGTCGTAACAGGTTGTACTTGTTGTTGATCTCCTCTATGCAGTTTCACTAAATTGTCTAAGGACAATGACTCTGGTGAAGACATTTTTACAATAAAATCATTAGCTTCTTCTGGTGTATAACTATACTTAGTTTGCAAATCATTAATCAACTTAGCTTGACTTGCTGCTTGTGCAGCTTGTTGCTGTTGTTGTTTTGCTAACTGTTGTTGGTTAGATACCTGAAGTTCATTGTATTCAGTTATTTCTTCTAAATACTGGTCCCTTGCTGCAACATACTTCGCAGACTTACTATTTGGATCAGTTAGTGCTTCGGAAGAATCAAAATCGGTTGGTCTAGCAGGTTTAACAGGTTTTTGTGCTGTTTCCTGAATAGGCTCTGGTTGAGTTTCTACTGGAGCAGCAGATTGTACAGGTGGTGCTGATTGCTCCACTTTGTCCATTCTTGCTTTTAACTCTTGTAGCTCTACATCCTTTTTATCAGCTTGGCTTTGCCAATACTGAAATTGATTAGGATCTTCCTTAGGATTCACGTCTACGGGTCCTTCTGATAGGTTACCTTCATCTTGCTTTGGCTCAATAGGTGCAACGTATTTACTCACTTCTTGTTCACCAAATATCTCGTTAAAGATATTATCATCTTCAGCAGATGCAGGGGCAGTTCCCTGATTTGCTAATAGTGGATCTGTATTCGTTATCTCTTCATTATTCATAGTATGTTTTACCTTTCTCTAACTCTCAATCTCTTCAAGTGCCTCAATTGCAGCAGAAGGTGAATCTTGTTCTTCTTCTTGCATTTGTTCTTTAGATACTTGTTTAACTGAGTTCATCAGATTTTTTTCACTATCCGCTATCCTTGATTTATACATCTCGGTAGCAGCTTCAGCACGATTAGATATCTTATCTAAATCGCCACTAAATTTTTCTACTTCTAAACGTTTCTTAGCATGGAGCTCTTCACGCATAGCAGTTTGTAGGTCGCCTTTGACCTTCTTCAATTCTTCTTGTGTCATCTGTAGTTGTTGTGCTAGTTGTTTCATTTGTCCTGAACGTTCTAGTACACCATCTATATCTATAATTTCTGACTTCTTTAATACTTCTGCTTGGTCTATTAAACCCATTTGGAACATTTGCATATAAGTATTTAATAATGCCATTCTGTTTGTAGGTAATGTAGAACCAGCAACTACTTTAATATCGTATCTGCCTATAGCTACATCGTGAAACATTTTAACATCTCCTGTTTCACTTTCTTTAAAAAAGTTAAATCGTTCTTCTTTTTCTGTACCATTAGGTTGTACTAGTCGCACAACTTTTTCTTCTGTATACATTTGTTGCATTAAAGGTACAGCAACTTTACCTACTTGATTTAAAAAGTTTTCTACGTCATCTCTTCTAGATTTAATACGTCTTTGACCAAACTCGTCTACAACTAACGTTCCTCTATAAGTAGAAGGAGCATTCATTCCGCTTCCTTGCATTAATTCAAAAATACCAAATCCATACTCTAAGTCATATTTAGCATCGGCTTCATTTTTATATAACTCATTTGGAAGTGGTACGGGACCAGCTACGATAGGTGCACCAAGTTCAGCATCAAACTCAATAACGCTAGTCCCCGCTTTACTCCACTCCTCCTCAATTTGTCGGAGGTCTGCTGAACCACGAGGAATCAATAATTTAACATTTGTACTTGTACTTGCATGAGCAATAATTAAAGAACGAATCTTGTTAATGTACTCTTGCAATGGTCTGTATAGTCTTACATCAGACTCAGGATAAGGATTTCTATGGTGTATATTCATTATTGGTATAATAGGATAATCTTCAACTGGTAATAATCTAGTATATAATAAATTATTTCCTACTGTTACACATTGTTTAACGCAACATTTATCAATAACTATAGATTCTATTTTTTCCATACCTATTAATTCTTCTGCGGTAATAGGTATAATAGAAGTAGTACTACCTGGTATTCCATCTTTATCTTCTGGTCCTGCAACTTTTTTAGGTTCTTGTGGTATAATATTTCCTTGATCGTCAAATTCTGGTTCAGGTAAAGTAAAATGAAATACCTGTCCTACTGTTTGTAGTATATTATAAAGTTCATCCATTGCAACTTCATCAAAAATAATAATTTCTTCACCTGTAATTTTAGATAGTTTTATATATCTTCTTTTTAAATATTCTTCATACTCGTCTTTGTTAAACAATAATTCTTTTCTAGAAAAAGTTTCATAAACATTATAGTATTGATGCATTTCTTTTGTATATTTTTCAATATACTTTCTTTTGCTATGATAGGTAGTTGTTTCGTCTGTGCTAAATATTTGACCTTCCGTAGCAGATAAATCTGTTTCAGGATAATCTTCATCGCCATCTACAGCACTTTCTGCGTCTAAAATAATATCCATATACTCAGGATATATTTGCATAGCTTGTTCGTCTGTAATATATTTTACAACTAAAATATTAGCAGCATCCCTAGCATAAACATCTTTTGAATTAGGATCTATGTACACATCTAAAGGATTAACACCTTTAATGTAAACTTCTCCTTTACCCATATCAGCATCGGGATCTTGATAAACATTCATTACTCCCATACCACCAACATAATAATCATCAATAACTTTTTTTAATTCTTCATCTCCTGCTGATTGGTCCCAAACCCATGAAAACAAATCAGAAAAAACTTTGGCTGTATCTCTATCGGAATCTTCTCTTGCTGTTGAACGAAATTGAGGTGAGTTATACGTAAGTAAAGATTTTGCGGTTTCAACAATAGGGTGGATTCTGTTTACAACAATAGGTGCTTGGCCACGTGATTCTAATACTTCACGTTCATCATTTGTCCATTGAGCACCTGCTCTAAACTCTAAAGACTCCTGGAACTTTACAGCCCAAGCTTCACGAGAGTTATCGTATTCAGTTAACAACTCTAAAGATTCTTGTACTTCTTCATGGATTTCTCCATCTTCATACTCTATCTTGCCTTTTTCAAAACCAAATACATCAGACAATTTATCGTCTAGATTACTTCTTGACGCTTTTGTTCTTTTCTTTATTTGTTCTGGCATTTATAACCTTGTACCCTTTTGGTGTTTGAATCTTTGTTGTTTTATGTAAGATTTTATCGAATTGATCTAAATCAAATCGATATTTATTTATATCTATACGCATAACCTCTTTATTAACTTATAAGAATATTTGAATAAAAGTCAAGAAGATTATAGAGTTTTCCAGCTTTTTCTGGTCAATAACCCAAATAATTTGTCTTTTTTAGCTGTAAAGCTAGATTCGTGCAAAGGTTTGTAACAGTTCTTGTTAGCATAAAAAAATCCATCTAACAAGTCATCGTGCTTACCTCTAGGATACAATAACAACTCATCTATAAAGTTTTGCATAGTAGGTTGTATATACACTTTACTACTAGCAAATAAAGGTTGTAAACTTTCCAATCTATACGATTTACTTGTTCTAGGATTCTCTTTTATTTCAAGACCAGGTATAAACATACCCATCTCTTCTGCTTTTTCTTTAATGTATTGTCTTAACATTTCCTGATAACCAACAGACTCAATTCTTGTTTTGGTACTTCTGTAGGTTTTAAAATTATTTATAATAGCATCTGCTAAATCTAAAGGCGTTGCTCTTTTTCTATAATAAGGTAAACAAAATCTATTGCCTTCTTCATCTACTGCAATATTAAATATAACAGAATAGTCTGCTGTTTTTTTCGTACTAGATGCAGGATCGACTCCTGTAAAAATGTTTACAGGTCGCCTCTCTTCTACTTCCTCACCATTTAGGTTCGTCAGGATGAGAGTTGACAATCCTTGTTCATTCTTTTCGATATAACCGTCATAGTTCTGAATATACTCTTGTCTAAACAATGCATCTTCATCTCCAACGATTTGACATAAATACTCTCTATAAAATACAGATAGTCTATTAATACTTTCTAGTTCTGCTTTTTTTTGTTTTAATTTATCTATTGGCCACACTTCATCCCATAGTGCTACACCTTTTTCTAAGTCAGGTCTAAACTCTAATGTGTTCCAACCTTTCATTTCTTTCAAGGTTTCTACCATGCAACGTTCGTGCTGCGGAGTACCAATAACACATATTCTACCAGATAACGGGTCCAAGGATGGAACACCAGATTGCAAGAGCCAACGTAGATTATATTCCATAGCTTCTGCGGTTTTAGTATTATTTTCATCTTCTGGATCATCTAATATTAATAAAGTTGGTCGTTGATTACCATGTTTAATACCACGTATTTGTTGTCCTGTACCTTTGCAAATAATCAAACTACCATCTTTTAACTCTACTTCTGTATTGGTCCACTTTTTAGCAGACTGCATTCCCCAGTATCCAAAGAAATATCGAAACTCTTGCGAATAGTCAAGTACATCTTTTATAGTTCCTAATAATTTTGTAGCGTGTGACTGCGTTCTAGATACAAGTACAATTACCTTTACACCTTCTGTAAACATTAAATGAAACAAAGGAAAAATACCAGCAGCCACTGAACTCTTAGCGTGTCCACGTGGTGCTATAATATTTATTTGTTTACAATCTGTATCTAGTAATTGATCTGTAAGATCGTAATGAAACGGAGGAGATTCACTGCTAAACATATTCGGCATAACCATTCGGCCGAATAATAACATATCCTGTTGCATTTCTAATAGTAAGTCGTCTTTATTCATCAATTATAATAGTTACATCTAAGTCCATATCTTCAGCTACTTGTATTAACGTAGCTAAAAATACTAACAAATTTTTTTCTTTACCTTTCAGTACTATCCGTTTCTCCACTAGGAAGCTCTTTCTTTTGCGTTGCTTTAAGTTTTTTCTTTTGCGTTTCAAACTGATTAGAAATTTGATGACTTATATCCATTTCTAACGATTCTGTTACTTGTTGTTTGTGTGGTGCCATATCTAAAAATACCGATAACTCTTTAGCAGCACGAATCATATCGCCACTATTTTCTTTCATCTTAGCTACTAGTATAGCATCTTTCATTACATCTAACACATATCCTTCATCTATTTCTTTTTCAGTTAACACTTCTTGTAATTTCTTTTGAATCATCTTTTTTACCTCTTTAGACTTTAATAATCTTTTTGCAGCAATCTCGGGTTTATCTTGGTCAGGCCTATACAACTTACCAATTACTTCTAGGTTTGGCGATTCTCCTGCCATTTTGTAAGCCAAATAGCTATCTACTGCTAGTTCTGCACGTTTACTTTTAGCTTCTATCTCCGTATAAGGTTTAGTAGACACTGTATTAAAGTTTTTAGTTCTCCAGTGTGGTTTAAACTCTAAACGTCTATTATGTCCTAACCATTGTCTTCCATAAGGAAATGTCATCTCCGTTCCGTTCTTATACTTCTTTTTGTATAAACATTCACTTACAAAGCCGTCATCACTAATACCTAGGTCGCCTTCTTCACATTTCTGCCAATGTTTATAAGAAAGATCTGTAGCTTCCTTTTCTTCCCATACAGAATACTCTACAGGTTTAAAACTATTCTTCTTCAGTTTCTTTTTTATCTTTATCATCTATATCTAACTTATCTTTTAAATATTGTACAAAGTCTTCTTTATCTTCATTGAACTGTATGTATTCATCTACAACTCTAGCATTATTGGTAATATCTGCTTTTAATGTTTCTATATGAATCATCATCTTACCCATAATAGCCATCATCTCTTTTAATGTAGGTTTACTTTTTTTCTTTATTGCCATTAACGTTTCTCCTTAACGTAATTAATTATCTAAATAATTAATGTATCTCTTAACGTTACTCTTAACGTTAATACCTTACAATCAATTGCTTTCATCATTCTTAATTTTATCTAAACCAAGGGCCATACGTTCCTTCTTTATCGTTATTGCCATTTCGCTAGACATTATCTCTAATGTTTCTAAAATCTCAGGATCACTTAGATCAATCTCGACCGACTCCCATTGTCCTGTACGTTTATTATATTTTTCCAAAAATTTATTTTCCTTTATAAAGTGTAGTATCTTATCTAAGTGTTTCATTATATAACTTATGAATAAAAATGAATTACTTACAATACTTTAAAAAATTGCTCTAGATTGCGTGTACGAGGTATATATACCACCTACCTACCATCAATCGTTGAATTAATCTTATAGTTTCGTTGAAATTTATCGGTGAGATTAATCCAATCGATTAATGTTAGGTAGCTGCACTCTTTTTGGAGGCTTAACACAGTCTCGTAATCTAATCACATTCACAGTAGAAGGAGAAATTCACTATGAACAAAGTAACTTTAATCAATAAACTCAAACAGCATAAAGGTTCTATCGTTGGTGCATACACGTATTGCAAGCAAGATAAAACTCAAAGCGGTACCCGTGTACTCTTGAAGAACCTTGACGCGTTTGATGCCACCTTTAATTCAGACCCGAAGAACCCACCAGTTGGCTTACGCTTCGTGATGAGTATCGACAAGGAGGAATCGTTCAAGGACATAGAGTTCTTACCGACATTCACCGAGTACGCCAACTTGTGTGATATGGACGTTCTCGAACCAGATTGGCAACCCTTAGTTCAGACTAAAGGTGCTCGCAAAGGTTCTAAGACAGTTGCAGTATTCGTCTATCCAGATGAACTCTAATTGTCTGAACTAACGCTATCATTGATGCACTATACGTGTGTCGTGTTAGCGTTATACTATAATACCTTACAAAAAAGCACTTGTAAGTGTATGCATTATTCACTAAGATCACAATATGCCAATCATCGTAACAACCTCTCGATATCTTCATATCAGTTAGTATATCAATATACCTATATGAATGTTGCGATGGTTGGCTACACTTAACCAAGAAGGGAGCGTTAACATGAAAACAATGTTAATCATTGCTGCAGTTGTCGTATTCGTAAGCGTATGGTTCAATGAAATGAAAGATGCGCAGAATAATGACAAATGACACAGCGTTCGATATTATCATCGAGGAATCAAAAGTAGATGATGATATAGAATTAAAACCAGTAGATGATTATGTGAAAGAATCACATATATCTGAAAACATATCAGAGTATTACGATATGCAAATAACCTTAGTCAATGTCCAAGCTAAGAATAGAAAGGTAAAGATAGAGGTATCTTGATGCGTGAATTGTATTCACCAAAAGAGCATTTATACTTTACAAAATTAGCACATTCACAAAAGTTTCACAAATGGTTCAAAGATAGATACAAGGTAAATCTTAGCACTTTGAATACCAGTGAAGCTTTTGATGAAGCTAAGTTAGCAGTAACAAATAGAATGACGTTAAAATATATGTGGGCAATATATTACAATGTCGTGAAGGGATAGTTATGTTGAAAATGATATGTCAGCATTGTAGAGAAGTAGTTGCAAATAGTGATGTAACAACAAGAGAGTTAAATGTGTATGAACCTTGTTGTGATGACGCTAAAAAAGAAATCAGTCACTTGAAAGCACACTTTACAAAACAAGCACATCAGCATGGAAAATGGAAGGTAGACACAATAGACATTATTGGCAATATTATTGACACTAATGACCAAGAATTCGTGGAACCTTCCTTCTATGAAGACGAGATGCACAGATAATGTGTATCGGATAATAGTGGTTTACAACTTATACAGTAAGCGTAAACCACATTTATCTTAACCTAAATATGGAGTGAAAACACTATGAAAAGTAATAATAAACAAATTGTTGAGTTGATTGAAAAACGACTTGAACGAGGTGCAAGAGATTATGGTGCTGAAGTACCATTCGATGATACAAGAGATCACTTGCAAGATGCTTTAGAGGAAGCATTAGACATGGCTGTGTATTTAACAGCAAAGATAATCGAAATAAAAAGAAGGGAGTCAAAATGGCTAAAAATCAAACGTACTTGCATTATGACCGTTTCAAAGCTAAGGCCGAGAAACATAAACAAGAAATGCAAGAACTGGATGAATTCGTTGAGTTCTTGTTGGGTAGCAACAAAGAACCGTATGAAATCAAGAATATAATAACATATTACGTTGCAGTTGCATGGGAATGCTCATACGAACAAGAACGTGGTGACAAAAAACTAATGGAGGAATCAAAATGTCAAGATATGGAGAAATAACTGTTCTTAATAACCTAAAAGTTAATACCAGTAAAGCAAGTAGTAGTGCTTTTGGTAAAAACGGAAAAGGTAAAATGATAGATAATATGTCATGGTGGGATATCTCTCAGTTTGGTGACAAACTAAGTAGAAATGCTAAAATGATTGAACTAACACAACACTTTGAAAGCATTTACAAAAATACAGATATTCGTATAATCGAATTAAGTATTGACGGTAGTTGCGATAGTGGTTGTATTGAAGAAGTACGCTTCTATGATACAGATACAAATGAAATAGAAATAAACTATGAAACAGCAGCATTGTCTTATCGTGAAGAATGGAACAACGAAGGAACGTATAGTTGGGATATTAGTTGTGATAATTGGAATTCTAAAACAAACTTTGAAAAAGCATTTACACCATCAGTTAAAGGTGATTCAAATGAACGTTTTTACAATGTTTGTGTTGCTCAATTAAAAGAAGCTAACAACCTTGAACAAGATGACAATGGTATGAAATGGATTGTAAGTTCAATTAATACTAAAAATCGTAGACTTGAGTTGTTTAGATTTAGTAGTAAACATGTAACTCAAAAATACTTCCCGAGTGAACGTGGTAGTGAAAACCACGGTATTAAATTACAGTTTCCTGGAATACCATATAGTACTTGGAATGCTATAGAAGATCACGCTTATGCTCAGTTAGAAGGCGGTTGGGAAATTAACGAAGGTAGTCAAAATACCGTGCAATACAAAATAGTACCTTCGACTGAACCTGATGCTGAATATCATGTAGAAGTTAGTGTAGAACAAAATCGTAACATCATGGAAGTAGAAACATA